AAAGGGCCGAGGCAGCGGTCAGGGGAATGACCTCAGAAGTTGCAGTAGCGTCCATGAGGCCAACAAACCACCCCTGCTTGTCTGCAGCAGCAGTGTCAAACTTGACACGGGCTTCGAACCAAAGCGTTCCGGAGTCACGTGAAACCTTGAACGCAGGCGCACCGAAAAGCGAGTTTCCTTCGTTAGCAGTGCCGTCCTCAGTCAGAACACCTGCGCCGTTGACTTCGTCTGCGTAGGTGAAAGTAGCACTTGCATCGAGGAAAACACCAAAAGAACCAGCAGTGGCAGAGGCTGCGCCCCCTGCAACAAAGTCCTCAAAGTAGTGGACCCCGTTGCCCTTTTCGATGAATTCTCGAACAGGACAGTCTGCCCAAATAATCGGGCTAGGAGACGCGGTTGTATCAGTCGCGTCACGATATTCAACGTATGAACTCATTTGTGTGTTCCTTCCTACTTATCAGGAGATGTCAGAACCAGTAGCGAGCAGGAAGTTCGCACGACGGTTGTAACAGATCAGGTTCATGGTCAGGTCAACGTGGCTAAGGAACACGGTGTGCTGGTTCGAAGCCTTCGTCGGACCTTCTTCGCGGAGGTATTCACCTGCGAGGAATGCCGGACGGAGCGAAGCCCAGTTGATGCCGTAAACCGGATCACCAGTTGCGTTCTCAAGCTGCGGCACCCACATGACGGGGGTACGACGGAAGAGAAGCTGTCCATCCTTGGATGCAACGTCGTTGCCAAGGTTCTCGTTCTGAGCTTCGAGAAGCTCTTCGAGGGGGCCAATGACGTTGTAGTTGGTGTAGAAGCCGTAGTTGCCAGCACCACCCATGTAATCGGGGTGAGGTGACGGGGGCTTGAAGTTGGTGAAGGTAGCAGCCTTGCGCCACTTGCGGACGAGGTCGTCCGAGGTGACCGAGGTGTACTGTGCAGACCAGTTCTGCCAGTTGCTGTAAGTAGCAGATGCAAGACCACCCGCGCCAGTACCTTCAGCGGTGTATGCGGGGTCGCCACCAGCAAAGGAACCAGTGGTACCACCATAGGTAATCCAGTAAGGAATACCATAGAGACGGTCAGTTTCCGATGCGCCGGGTGCGCTCCAGAACCGCTGCTCCATGTGGGTAGCCAGCGAACTCATCGCATCGTGACGACGAATCTTCACGAGGTCAACGATCTGGGCGGGAGTGCGGTTCATTGCAATCTCGCGCCGTTCGATGGCGTAGTTGGTGGTCATGTGTCGCCAAGGTGCCGTTGCAGTCTGCATGACATCCGTGACGTTCACGTTATCGACAGCGTAAAGACCAGTGTCCTTAGCTGCGCCACTCGTTCCGGTCTGGACATTCCACTGGAGGGAATTACCAGACTGGTAGGAAACCTTCTCCTTCTGGAGAATCATGGGGAGGGCGACATGCTCCTGCAGAGAGTAGGAGATATCGGTCCACTTCATACGGCCCAGATCCTTCTGGGTCGTTGTAATCAGATCAGCAATGTCTGATGCCTGAAGAGCCATTGTTCAATCCATTTCATTCAAAGTTTTCGGCTTCAATGTCCAACATGCCTTTGTCGCGCATCATTGCAGCAACGTTTGCAACAGCCCTGTCCCGGCCCTTCTTTGGAAGGTTCCGGTTGTTAGTGGCCCTTGCAATGAACTGCTTTTCACGCGCAGAGACTTTCTTGCTGAACCTCTGCCGTTCAATTTCATTGATTTTCGCTCCAAACACACTTTGGAACGCCTTTGCAAACAGGTCTTTGTCATCGGGTACTGCTTTGTTAGCAGCGCGGTATCCGGCACGAAGAACGCTGACCTCGTCAAGAAGCCTTGTTCTGTTGCGCACAAAGTCTGAATGTGGGACGAGGTTCTTGGTTGGGCCATCTCCCAGAATTTCTGGGTACTGCTTGGCTACAACAGCAAGATCCTGTTCAGACTGGGCCGCAATTGCAACCCCACCGATGTTTGCAAGCTCGCCGCGCATACGGTCGAGTTCGCTTTTCAAAGCCTTGATTGCCTTCGCAGCTACAGGATCGAAATGATCTTCGGGGTTCATTTCTTCGATTGCTGTGAGCTGCTCTCTTGATTCTTCAACATCTTGAACAATCGCATCGCTCTTCTGTTCTTCCGCGTCTTCGGCAATAGCATCGACGGCGCGTTTCTGAAGGGCGGAAACTATGACATCTAGCGCATCGGGGTTGCCAATGCGGTTGATTTGTTCTTCGCTCAACCCCTGCTTCTTTGCCAGTTCCACAAGCTCTGTTTGAAGTCCCTCAGGGACATCAACCACTTCTTCTGGGTTACCAGCATCAATCTCTCCAACCCTTTCAGGGTCGTCGGGGTCGTAAACTTGGGTCGTCTCGTCCTCTTGTTCTGTTTCTTCCTCTGTTGAAGACTCTTCTTCGGCGGGGAGGCCGTATAGACTCTCTTCATCTGGCTCGTCAAAGTTCATCTCCGCAAATGGGCCAGTGTATTCTTCAACTGTCTCTTCGTTCTTTTCCTCAGCCATCGCTGTATCCACCATTCTTGTCGAACATCTTGTATGCTCTTAGGTATTTTGCACGGTGCTGTCGGCTTGTGAAAATCGCCTGTCCTGTGCTTTTGTCAAACTCTGTCGGCACGCCTCTGCGCACACTGTCCTTCGCGTATTCGCCAACCTGATCGGGATGAACGCCTGCTGCGTCACTTTTCATCGGCCATGTTGCGCAAGATCCTGTACTTACGCCTGCAATTTCTAGGTCAAGCCTGCGCTTGAGGTGTACACCATCAAGCTCAATTGACATATCGGATGCAGAACGCTTTTCCATATCCGAAATAGACATAAAGACTGACGTAATTTGGTTTGTTTCAGGATCTTCGTAAATGTAAGTCGGCATTCTATTCCATTTGCTCCGCTTCAGACTGTTGGTTACCTGCCCCCATCAGCATTCTAGTCATTGCGTCATCTCTTGCAGGATTGCTCATTCCTGCAGCCACGTTTTCACGAACGTATCGCCTAGTTGTCTGGTTTGGCTTGGGAATCGACCCAGCTTGCGTCACCCCTGCCATTTCAGAGGCTTCCTTTAGCCTGTTTTCTTCGTCAGGAGTCATTGGGCGAATAATGTTCTGGAGTTCTGGCGTGTTGCTGTACTTAGCAACTGTTTCCACAAACTCCGGCATATCAAAAGTAAGCCCCATGCTCTGCAGGTTTTGCGCCATAGGCATGATGAAGTTTGCAACAGTCTGAGAAACCGTTTGCACGCGCTCTGCTGGGCTTCGACTCTGCATTGAGTACGGCGCAATATCAATGTTGTAGTCAATGAAATCGATTTGCCGCATCTCGGGGCCGAAGTCAGCCTTGACGGTAACTTCAGTGTTCGGAATCTTTTTGTAGATGCGCGGTGAAGCAACAGGGTCGTGGTACAGGTATTTCGCCAGCGCAATCACAACTTGCTGAACACCGTTGCTAACAGCAGCCTGCATATCGGAAATCTTGGTGCTTGCAGACTGTGAGATAAGTTTTTCCTGACCGACAGTGTCTGCGGCTTTGCCAAGACCACCCATGGTGTCAAGGTTGCCGCCAATGTACGAAAACATCTGACGCAACTGCACAAAGAACGCAAGCGAGTTCTGGTCTACGCCGCCATAACTAACTTCTCGCGTCGAGTCTGGTCTGTCAGATCGAATGATGTCGCCATCATCCGCCATACCAACTCGTCGGCCATCTTCTTCAGACCCAGACTGAACAACCGTAAGGGTCTTCTGCCTTTCAGTCTGGCGGCCAAGTTTACGGAACACGCGGTTTGACAGATCGTGCAAGTCAATGAGTTGCATCGCTGGCGATGTAGGCAGAATGTTGCCGGGAACCTCGCCGAAGCCAAGGCGATAGTACGGCCCCTCTTCCGGACCCGTCCATTCAATCACCCTGTATGCGTCTGTCTGGTCGAAACCACCGTCAGGTGATGCAGGAACCGTTACCAAAACCTGTTCGTATGGGAGCCAAAGATCCCAGAGTTCAATCATGTCCATGTATGACTCATTGCCATACGATTCACCCTCGTTAGTGAGGCTGGTAACTCTTTCGTCTCCACCTTCATTGGTATTTCTGAACTGTGTAGTGGGTTGAACGTCAGCGTTCTTGCCGAAAATCTTAAGATCCATTACAGCTTCGTATGGCAAACAGTAGCGATTGCCGCAAAACTGGATTTGATCCCACCGTTTAGCTGCAACATCAAAGACAAAGTCTTCCAAATCGACGTTATCTGCGAAAGGTTGGCCTGTATCGTGAGTGAACCCCATGATTTCAGAACTAGCGTCAGGCGCGATGCCGCACTTGATAATTCCCATGGCGAACATGGCATCAACGACCCAGCGGTGAAGAGTTTCTTCGAAACCGATCTCTTTCAGAAGGATGTTGAGGGCGAGTTCGAAGTTGCCAGCGATGGGCGCGGCGGCTGGGTTGTCCGAGGTTACAAGAACCTGCGGTGAACGCGCTGCAACCTGTCGCTTGTAGATCGACAGTGCCATTTCCATAAGGTTCACAGGAACCTTTTCCATGGGACCGTAGTCGCCATAGTTGCTTCCTACGTACTGACGGATAGCTTGCAGCCGCTTTTCTCTAAACGGCTGCATCTTTCTGCGTGAATACTCGACTGCTCCGGCCAGTCTTGCAATTTTGTCGCCATCCATGCGGTACGCCATTTTTACCACCACTTCTTGTCGCGTTTGCGGTCCTCAGCCATGCGCCTACGGTGCAACATAGAGCCGAATGGGACTTCTGTTGTATTTATCGGCGTTGTTGTGCTTTTTCTTTTCCGGATACCCCTACAACAGAGCGCATCTGCTGTGGGTCTGTCTCCGTGATTCTCTCTAGCACCACTCGGGTCGAAGTTTCGCACCGATCTTGAGTGCGTGACCCCGCCGTTTACTGAAAAGATGATCTCTCTTGCTTCTCTGATCGCAGGAAGACTGTAATTCAAAAAGGTTTTGGACTGCAAAGCGCGCCGATAATCGCCATACAGACCCCTTTTAGAGTCTTTTGTCGGCCACCAGCCGGGTGTTTTGGTCTGCACCTTTGAAACAAGGTTCTCTTGCTCTCGGTAATAGATGTTGCGGTACCCGTTTTCGAGGACAACATCACCAAAGTTGCGGCCCGGACCCGGTGCCTCCCAGATTAGGTACGCATTCAAGCCATTGCCGTCTCTAAAATACCTACCCAGTGCCACGGCATACTTGCCAAGCTCTTCTGGGCGCGTGTTTGGACAACAAAACTCCGCAACCTTCTCTCCCGTCATGGCATCAGCAACACTCATGACGCTGTTGCTTGACCCGGTTCCGGTTGCAATGTCCACACCAATGACATACCTGCGGTCGTTTGCAATGTTGCCAAAGTCATCAGGCATACGCCACAGTTGCAACCTGCCTTTGGGGGTTGCAGAAAAGCCCGTGGGGGCAAGCGAGTCACGATCGTACTCAAGCTCACCCACCACCATGGGTGGTTTGCAAATCTCTCGCTCGATTTCGTCAAGCATCTTGGTGTCAAAGAACTGGTAGTCAGAACCACTGAAGTCAATGTCCAACTCCTGCGCTACTTCCTGTGGGTGTGCGCAGCGTTTGCATTCAGCGTCGTACCAAGGCGAACGGGTTTTACCGTGTTCGTCTTTGTACAGTCCGTAGTTCTTCTCTGGGTGCTGCGTCCAATGCAGCGTTATTTGCGTAATGTCCGGTTTGTGCGCCATGTCGTAGAACGCATTGCCCGAACCCGCTGGCGTAGAATTAAAGATGCGCGAATTTGTCGCATCTCGCGTCGAAGCAAGCGCACGATATCCCGCATCGACATCAAAAGCAGCAAACTCGTCAAGACCAATAGCAGTACGTCGGTCGCCTCTTGCAACGTCACCTGTTGTTGATTCACCATCAATGGTGCTTCCATTGGACTCATTAGTTAGTCTCAACTTTGTTCTGGTCATCTTGGGCAGCAACCAACCCGGTTGGTTCTGGTGCAAGAAATCAATTTTCCAGAACAGACTTTTTGGATTACCGGGCTTATCGACGTAATCCTCATTTCTGCTGACTAACAAAAACGACTGGCCCGGTTTGAAATGCCACTTCCACTCAAAGACAGACAGAAGCATCCAAGATGCTCCCATGTCGCGGCTCTTCTTAATGACCAGATCCCGGTTGCCCATGGCATCAGCCATCTCCAGAAGAGAATCGTCCTGAAAGTCATAGGTGATGAACGGGATTTTGCCAGACCCTACGCGGGGGTCGTAGGTCCAGCAAAACGTGTTGATGTAAAACAGGATGTCGCGTGAGCACGCAATCCACAGCTCCTCTGCGAGATTGCGGTCACGCTGCGCCGCAAGGATCACATTTGCGCGATAGCGCAAATTTTTTTGTGGATCTTTGGGTACCTTGTCGTAATAGTCCATCAACTCTTCTTACCAATCAAAACGTCTCGTAGCTTTCGCACTTTACGCGAAATCGCGGGTTCTGATACGGATTGGATTGTAGCGCATTTCTTTTGGCTACCACCCTGTGACAAAATATAAGCCACTTCCAGTATCGAATCCGGCAAGACGGAGAGATCGGGGAAGTCATGTGGTTCGGGGTCATAGTGAACAGCCATCGGCAGTTCAGCGTAGTTCGCAACGTAGACGCACAGAGGACGATATTCGCGCTTGCCCTTACTCCCATCAGGGTTCATTTTGCGCGTTACCACAATGTCGTTTTTCTTGTAATACGATCTCGAAACGTAATCGTACAGACGCTGTGACAGGTACTGGTGAACAGTACCCATGCCAGAGTCATAGCCCGACAGCAGGGAAATACCCGCCACGTAGGCTTCATTCCTTATGTCGTCAAAATCCCACAAAGGGAAAGAGCGCAATCGCAATGCCGTCCAACTGTGTGTGTACTCATACAGTTCTTCTGGGCTTATTTGGTGGGGTAGATTCCCCATGTTTGCGCTTCCAACTACGAATCGAGAAATACGCCGTAGTGCGGGGTATACCCAACAGATCGGACATATCCTCTTCGCCCATCAAATGCGACAAACATTCCTTCGCTATCACAGACATCCGCTCACGCGCCTCATTCGCCTTGCGAATCCTGCCGTCCGAATACTCCTCAAACGTCACGTCTAAATCCCTCAAGACGTAACGAAGGCAATCACGGACCTTCTTCTTCCATTGCCCCGGTGTCGGGTTCTCCATCTCGATCTTCGTGTACGACCCCTCCCTCGTCACTTTGCTTCGCATACTCTTCATTCATCACCTCAATTAGACTCAACACGTTTCTGCCATCGTCACGATAACGAGCGTCGGACTCCAAACTCGTCCGACTCGGCATCAGTTTAGTGTAAATCTGGCCCCAGAACTGCGCCTCATTTGTGTTGGAACGCCTAGCCCAACACAACATGCCCCAAGCCTCCGGACTCGGGGCATCCTCCGCCGCCACATCATCAACCATCACGTTTGCAGCTACCCACTCAACAGTCTCAGGTGTCGAACATCCCTTCCCGACAAACACATCTTTGCCAACCTTGTCCTCATTGATGTCACCTGACATAACCCTGACAGGCACTACAGGGGCCGCAGATCGCTCGACAGGCTCTTCAGCCGATCTGTCCCCCTCCGCATTCAACTCAGCCTCCAAAGCCGCAGCAGCCGCTCCCCACGCATCTGAGGGTTCGACTCCCTGCTTCTTCATCATCTCGCGGATCTCAACGAAACGGCTCCAATGGCCGTTCTCCGTCAACCAATCGCGCAACTTGGCTTTTGCAACGCGCTGCTCGTAAAGATGGGGGGGGATGAATACCACAAGTCATTCCAATGCATAGGGTTTGGGGTTATATATATTGACAAACTGCGGGCGGGGGGGCGCGGTAAAGTCTTTAGACTTTACTCACGCGCACCACGAGCAGCAGCTCTGCACCCCCCTAGCGTAGCTAGGCCTTGCAAACTTGCAACCACAGCCCACAGCTACGCTGTGACAGGGGGGGGTGACCTTGCAAACCGCACAGCTACGCTGTGATTCCGGAATTCCGGAAAGCCTGCCTCGCGCGTGCGCACGTTTGATCCCCGTCTGGGGATGACCTAACCCCCGGTCCATCGGCATGATCGGCCATCGTAGATGGCATGGCGTGTACCGGACTACGTCCTGACGTACGTGAGGCGGAGCCTTGACATGCGGAGCGAAGCTCGGTGCGAGCCGGACTACGTCCTGACGGAGCGGGCAGCACACGGTTGCCCGTAGCGTGGGAGGCCATTTTCGAAAATCTACCCCTACGGGGTACGGGGCCATTTGCAAACTTTTTGCTTGACCTCCGGGATGGCCGGAACCGATAGTGATGGAGCCGAGCCGGTCGCCGTTGGCTGCCTCGGTTGCCCACCTCAGTCCTGAAAGGACCACCCATGAACAGCTACGCTGTCAACCTCCAGCCTCGCCAACCCCTCGAAGAGCCGTGCTTCGCCGAGGAGATGACCCCCGCCGACTACGACGAACTTCGTTCGTCGAACTGGCGG